TAAGAATGGCGCATTTACGAATAAGTATGCAGTACCCGATTCAGATGTAACAATTAAACCAAAGAAGAAAGGAAGTAAAAATGACTGATACAGTCGACAACCAAGCAACTCCAGTAGATCCATTAGCAGACAAGATTATGACATTGAAGTTTTCAGTAGGTGATATCAACGGCATTTTGAATGCGCTAAACCAACCATTCCAAACTCCCACTGTTTTGCTGGCAAATATTATTGCTGCCATTCAAGCACAATGCGGGCCACAGATTGATGCGTTAAACGCTAATGCAGCAACGGAGACTTCAGCTAATGAACCTCAAGCAACTGCTTAAACGCGCCGGTGTCAGCAATGACATCATCGCAGAGGTAGAGCGTAAAGCTAAACGCACAACGGCAGAGCAGGAAATTGAGCATCAGGAAAAGGCAGCAGCTATGGCCAAAATGATGCTCAATGACGTTATGCCCCATTTGCGTAGCGCTTTGGAAAAGGCGCCACCCTCTAAACCAAAGAAAACAATCATCATTCCAGACTAGGGCGGATTCTTACCCTATTTTGCATTAATATAAATAGGGTAAGTAGAATAAGTCGGGAGACTCTTTGAACGCCCTTTTAGTTAAATGGTATAACGCTAGATTTGTAATCTTGAATTGTTAGTTCGATTCTATCAAGGGGCACCACAATGGCAACCAAACCCGGCTTATATGCCAACATCCAAAAAAAGAGAGAACGCATAGCAGAAGGCTCAGGCGAAAAAATGAGAAAGGTTGGCACTAAAGGCGCTCCTACTAAGCAAGCATTTATTGAATCAGCCAAAACTGCGAAGAAAAAATGAAAGACTTTAAACAAAACACCAAGATGTCTTGTGAAGGCAACCACTACAAAAAAGGTGGCAAGGTTAAAAAAATGGCGAATGGTGGAGACACCGGCGTTAATGATTGGTATAATTCAAATCCAGCAAAAATGCCCAGTGGAGATTATAGTAAACCAAATACAATGAATGTTGATGGTAAAGCAGTTGAATTAAACGCCGAAAAAATGCCCACAATAGCTCCAAGATCAAATTTAAATAGACAAAATGATTTAGTTTATCGCCCCGGCCCCGGCGATGATTACAAAAATTATAAACGCGGTATAAAAACCGGCGGTAAAGTTACTAAAAAGAAAAAGTAATGGCAACTAAGAAAAAAGCCCCATCTCTGGCAATTGGTCGCGGCGAAAAGCTCCCAGTATCTAAAGGTGCTGGACTAACAGCCAAAGGTCGCGCTAAGTATAATGCAGCAACCGGATCGCATTTGAAAGCACCACAGCCTGAAGGCGGATCGCGCAAAGATTCATTCTGCGCGCGCATGTCTGGCGTTAAAGGCCCAATGAAAGACGAGAACGGCAAACCAACAAGAAAAGCAGCAGCACTCAAAAGGTGGAAATGTGGTAGCTAAAAAAGCACCCCCAAATAAAAAATACTTTACCGAAGAAATGGCTAAGACCGTTTTAGAACTCGGTAAACAAGGCGCGTCACAAAAAAGTATGTACGCAGCAATTGGCATTAGTCGCCAGACCGCCGCACGCCTGAAAAAAGAAGATCCATTCTTTGCTGAAACAATGGATATGGCAACCGTATATGGCCAGTCATACTGGGAGATGATGTTGTTAGCCAACGTCGATAATAAGGCGTTTAATAGCCGCATTGCTGAAATTGCGTTGCGAGGCCAGTATCCCGACGATTATCGCGAAAGAATGGACATAAAACAAGAAGTTAAACAAGAAGTTACAATAGATTTTAACAAAGAGATTTCGGAATTAATTAAGTCTTTAAAAGAGTAATATCATCAATGGGCGAACAGGGTAGCTCCCTTGCCAGTGCCTTAATCACTGGCTAGTCCACCAATAAACCATTAAGGGGTATCAATGAAGAAGTGTACCAAATGCGGCATCGAAAAGCCGCTATCTGAATTTAATATCGATAGAAGAAGAAAAGATGGAAAATATGGCAAATGCAAGCCATGCCATATATTAGTATCAAGGGAATGGCAAAACAACAATCCCGAAAAAGTTAAAAATGCAAGGTGGCTTAGAGAATTTGGAGTATCTTTTTCTTTTATAGAAAATTTAAAAAACAAACAAAAAAATTGTTGTGCAATTTGTAAGATGGAATTAAACACAAAAATAAAAGCACATATAGACCATAATCACGCTACAGGTAAAGTTCGGGGCATTCTTTGTCAAAAATGTAATCAAGGATTAGGACTTTTTAACGATTCCATAGATGTTTTAAAATCCGCCCTTAAATATTTACAAAAATATAACAAAAAAGCTGACTAAAATAGCTCTGTTTTTGCATTAATATGTATACGACTATATAGATTATAAGGATTTGAATGACAGCACATGCCCTATTAAGCGCTTCTAGCTCAAAACGTTGGTTAATGTGCACTCCATCGGCTCGCCTTGAAGCCACCCTCCCAGACCTCAAGAGAAGCTCTAAGGGCATCGATTTCTCTGCGGAAGGGACACTGGCCCACTCGCTTGCCGAAACGCGTCTAAGGTTCTATTATGGTCAAATTAAACAGGATGAGTATGAAGCAGAATATGAAGCAATCAAAAACAACGAAATCTATCGGTCATACACTGCGGACGAACGTGACGATTTTGAAGCTAACGTGGACAATTATGTACTGTACGTTCGTTCTCAAATTGGTGAGGGGGACACGCCTCTTTTTGAACAGCGTGTCGACTTTTCTGACTGGGTTGCTGACGGCTTTGGTACGGCTGATGTCATCATTCTTTCAAAACATTCAATCCACGTCATCGATCTCAAGTTCGGAAAAGGAATTCCTGTCTCTGCGCAAGACAATACTCAACTTAGGTTGTATTCCCTCGGAGCGTACTCTAAGTTTAAAGAAAAATTTTCAGAAATCAAGGAAGTTCACTACACAATCCACCAACCAAGACTTGACTCTATTAGCAGCGATGGCACGACCATCGCCAAGCTCCTTGAATGGGGAAAATATTACGTCGCCCCAAAAGCCAAGAAAGCGTGGAGCGGCGCAGGCGAGTTCCTCCCGGGCGAATGGTGTCAATTCTGCAAAGCCAAAGCGCAGTGCCGCGCCCGCAGCGACCACAACACCCAACTCGCGCAACTCGAGTTCAAAACCCCGGCCCTCCTCACCGAAGAAGAGTTCAGCCAAGTCCTCACCAAAGCCCAAGACCTCAAAACGTGGGTAAATGATGTTGAAGAGTTTGCGCTTACTCGCGCAGTCGAGCAAGATGTTATTCCGCCCGGCTTCAAACTTTCAACCACAGTAACGCATCGCAAGATTAGCGATCACGCGTTAGCTGCTGTAGTTCTTACAGAAAAAGGTATGCCAGAAGAACAAATCTGGGAGCCACGCAAACTCAAATCCATCGCTGCATTAGAAAAGCTCGGCCCTAAAGGCCAAGTAACCGCATGGTTGGGCGACTTGGTATTACGGCCAGAAGGCTCACCCAAACTGGTAAAAGTCAAAGAAGATGCGAAGGAGGACTTTGCATGAGCCGAGTAATATCTTGGTTTAGCTGCGGCGCAGCGAGTGCTGTTGCAACAAAGTTAGCTATTTCTGAAAGTAAAACTCCAGTAGAAATTGTGTATTGTCATGTTAAAGAAGAACATCCAGACAACATGCGATTCTTGAAAGATTGTGAAAAATGGTTTGGACAACCGATAACTATTTTGCAAGATCAAAAATACAATGGCAGCATTTATGAAGTATTTATAAAACGTAAATATATTGTAGGAATTCAAGGAGCACCTTGTACGTTATTTCTTAAAAAAGAAGTTAGAAAACAATTTGAAAAACCAAATGACATACAAGTTTTTGGTTATACAGTCGAAGAAGAAGATAGAGCCAATAGATTTATTGATGCCAATAATGATGTAAAATTATGGTCTATATTAATAGAAAAAAAATTAAATAAATCAGATTGTTTAGCCATATTACAACGCGCAGGAATAGAACTGCCAGTGATGTATAAATTAGGCTACCATAACAACAATTGTGTTGGTTGTGTTAAAGGTGGCGCAGGTTACTGGAATAAAATTAGAGTTGATTTTCCAGATGCGTTTAACAAAATGGCTAAATTAGAAAGACAACTTGGTGTTAAAATAACAAAAAGTAAAGGACAACGCGTTTATTTGGATGAATTACCAGTAGACGCCGGTAACTATCCAAAAGAACAATCTATAGAATGTGGCATATTTTGCCATATGGCCGAGGAAAATTTATGAGTACATGGCTAATCGCCGCAATGGGCGTGGTGTATTTTATTGTTGCAATGGATCAATTTAGAAAAGGTGGTATAGGTACCGGCATTATGTTCCTAGGCTACGCAATGGGAAATGTCGGATTAGTAATGGTGGCAAAATAATAATTAGAAAGTCCGCTATGATGGTAGAATGTTATGGTTCGGAATTTGATATTCCGGATTTGTTAATTGACAAATTTCTAAAAGATTTTGATGGATTAGCAGGCAGCGGTTACCGCGAAGGCATACAACAACTCAGAGACTCAATCGAAGAAGTCGTTGATATGATTGGCGAAGAGCCAGAATTATTAGAAGACAAAGAATACGCAACGGACTTTGTAAAAGCATTGGCAATGAAAGAAGCGCTGGCCAAACATGGAATTTTATACGACGCCTAGTTTCTCACATCGTGAAATAATTAGGCTTTGGTTTTTGCATTAATATGTGTACGGGTAGACAGACTGGCCCCGATTGAAGTCCAGTCTAAAAAGATATAAGGATTAATTATTATGGCTGCAAAACCAGTACGCGTTAAACATGTTACCAACAAGGTTCGCTTTTCTTTTGTTAACGTATTTGAACCAGCTGAAACACTAAACGGCACACTCAAGTATTCGATGATGGTACTCATTCCAAAATCAGATAAAGAAGGTGTAGCACGCTTTAATAAAGCACTCGAAGAAGCCAAGCAATCTAACGCAGCTTACTTCGGCGGTTCTGTTCCTAAGCTCCTCAAAGGTGGCTTACGTGATGGAGACGTAGAGAAAGAAGAGTCTGAATTTGCAGGCCACTATTTCTTTAATGCTTACGCAAACCTAGACCGCAAGCCCGGTGTAGTTGACGCAGAAGTAAATCCCATTTTAGATCCAAGTGAGTTGTATAGCGGATGCTATGGTCGCGTATCTATTGATATGTACCCATACGATGTATCCGGTGCTAAAGGCATTGGCTTTGGCTTAAACAACGTACAGAAGCTAGAAGATGGCGATCGCTTAGGCGGTGTGGCAGCAACAGCAGCAACAGATTTTGCAGTATAAGTAGTTCCTTTCAGTAGTACGTAGTATCGGGGAGTGTCCATCGAAACGGTGGCCTCCCTTTTTCATCAACCTAATAACAATAAAAGAAGATATGGATCAATATTATGTGTATCAACACACAGACCCAGAAACCGGTGAGATTTTATACATTGGAATGGGTAGTTACGAAAGAGCTTGGCTATGCCGAGGTTCTAATAGAAAGAAAAATCACCAAGAAAGATTAAATGAATTGTTTGCGTTAGGTTATACAATGCAAGATATTGTAAGCATAACAGCAAGCTATTTAAGTAAAGAAGCGGCGTTAAATTTAGAATTAAGCAAGATTGAAAAATTTAAACCAAAGTTCAATAATCACAGTAACCCCAATTGGAAATACCCATCAAAATTTTCAGATGAAGTTTTAACAATGGTAAAAGCATTAAAAGAAATGGGATATGGCCCACAGAACACTGCCTTTTTAATGGGCGGTGATAAAAATAAAAATGCAATGACAATGTGGAGAATAGTAAATGAGTAATAAAAAATATAACGAAATGGACAGCTACCAAGAATATATTGGAATGAGCAGATATGCCCGTTTTATAGATGACAAACACCGCAGAGAGACTTGGGCAGAAACAGTAAACCGATTTGTAGATTACATTTTTAGCCGTACCCCAGCAATTCAAGACAATGCTGAATTAAAGAAAGAAATTTTTGATTCAATCCATAACTTAGATTTAATGCCTTCCATGCGAGCCATGATGACGGCAGGAAAGAGCGCCGATCGTGA